GTGCTTCCTGAAAAAGAATCGTGACTTAGTGTTATATCAAAAGAAATTATAGATCCTGAAACTAAATTAGAATTTGATAAATCAAATGAAAGAACTGCATCACCTATACTAACAGATCCATCAATATTATAGTTTCCACTTTCTGTTGCATCTTGTACATTTATAAATCCAATGTCCTCGGTATTTAACTCTGTATAGTATTGAAAATTTACAGGGTTTCCATACTTATCAAGTAGGTCATATCCTTCAAGGTAATTCCCATACATCAAACGATTACCCATAATTGTCTGCGCTTTAGCTAGACGTGGTACGTTATCATACAACCTAAGTATCTCGTAGTCAGGTAGTATTGTAAATATTTTGCTATTTGAGAACGTGTAAGTGTAGTCAGTGTTGTCAACTAAACCAAGGTCCGCCTTGTTTAATTTCTCAATTACCTTAATGATATTATTGCTTGCATCCTTGAACAAGAGGTCAATTCCAACTACAAGTGGCCCACCTGAGTTATAGGTAATAATAGCTGTATTAATTGAGTTCTGCATTCCATTGTTCAATAGACTGCTTGCAGAGAAATCAAATGCACCCGGTAAAAATGCCGGTAAAGTAAACTGAGATGTTGCAGAGTACTGACTGTTTTCATAACGATAACGATATGCAAAGCAGATAAATGTATCATGCAAGAAGTTTTGTTGTCCTCCTGTGTTCGTTAACTGAAACGTAGGCGACTCTACAGGTGGCTTCTTAACAACCTTAAGTCTCTCACTTAAAATCTCAGGATGAGGTGCTATAGCGGTTGGAGGAACTGCTACGTAGTAGTCAATATTTGTTGGAGATGGGTTAGCATAGTTCTCCGCAACATTAATCCATCTTGGTGGATTGTAGTCATCAGAGAAGAATAATAAGTCATCTATCTTATTTACAGCTGTAATTAAGTACTTTGGATTGAAATTAAGCGTTGTGTCTAAACCATCTCCATTGTCAATACTAATAACGTGATACGTTAGTATGTTCGTTAACGTATTAAATGACATGATAAGGTCAAGTTTCCCTGTAGCACCTACAGAGAAGTTCGGGTCATGTACAAACCAATACACAGTTTCCTTTGATCCGTCCTCAAATGCACCAATACATCTTGCCTCAATACTTAACGGTGTACCATCTATGTACCCAATCTCTGTAAGTGGTAGGTTTCCCTTAGTGTTCTCAATGACACCCATCTCTGATTGCTCAGTAGAACCCATCCTTACATTTAACGCGTCTACGTATTCTCCATTAGGCACAAGTCGTTGGTCAACGAGCTTGTTCATTCGGCCTGCAGTAAAGTTTCTTGTTATGTTTGACATATTATTTTATGAACTTGTCCATTCCTCTTAAGTTCATTAAGAGTCTTCCGGGATGTATATTACTCATTCTAATTTTTGCATTACGCCAAAGAGCTGTCTTCTCCTTGCGTGCACGACTAATAATGTACTCTTGAACACCTAACTTAGAGTTAAGGATCTCATACTGAATATAAGCGTATACATACTTCTCAAATAATTTGTTTACGGTAATTAAACTATTGTCACCGTTCTCCATACCATCAGATACGTACTCAAGGATACAAGACTTATTAGCCATGCCTGAGTCAAAGTTAATAACTCCTGCCTTCTTATCGATATTAAATGTAGGATTTCTATTAGCTGTCTCTGTATTTAAACCGTATCGAGTTCCAATCGCGTAGTCAAAGTACCAATTTCCATCACAGCAGTAACCCTCTTGGCCATCAAACTGATTACCATGGTTTAAGTATATACTCTTCTTTGTACCCTTGATTCGTTCCCAATCAATCTCGGAGAACTCAGGTTGAAGTGCGTTACCATCTTCATCAAATAATATCCTACAGTTGTTGTCTTGTAAGTATGCCCTAGATGATAGGGTCTGAATGTTTTCGGATAAAGGGTATAGATACCCATCCTTGTACATCGAGATACGAACCCAATTAACGTAGTCTGACGGCAATACAAAGCGTAGTTGCTCACATACGTCCAACTCAAGTACTTTAATCTCTTTAAACGCATCGTAGTTCAACTCTTGAATCGCACGCTTTGCGTGGAACAAGATCTTATACCGCTCCTCATTGTTTACCAATGAGTGGTTTCCGGAGTACATCAATTGGAAGTTTGTAACGATGTCAGCTAAGCTAACGTACTGATACGAACCCCAATTGGCATCCTCAGGAGCATTGCCCCCGTTCTCATAATACTGATACTGTGAAATATATGCCATGTCTTATTATTGTTGTTGACTGAATGTTGGTTCCTCGTGTTGTTGCTGCTGTGTTCCGAACTGAGACACCTCAGACTCACGGATAACAATACCACAGTACTCAAGCATCTTTGTAACTAACTTGTACTCATCCTCTATCGGTAACTCGAAGTCCTGATAGTCAGGCTGTGTTTGATCAAATGCCGGCTCACCGTTTAGTAAGTTGATGTACGTCCACTTAGGAGCTAACGGAGTTCTAAAGTAAGAACACTTCAATGAGTTAACCCCATTGATTACGTCAGGATAAACTGTAATCTTTTCTCCCTCAATGATATACGCAGGGTACTGCAAGCTTGGAGCTGTTAATATAGAGTCCAACAAAAGATTGATTCTTCCGTTGTTTACCTTCTCAGCATCTTTTAATCTTAATGAAGTATTTGGATCATAGCAAGTAATCTTGCTTATCATGTATGGACTATAACCTGTAGTTGTTAACGATGGTACGTAGTACTCATTAGTTAAGGGTGATACCTGAGACAAGAAGTCATTTACTAAGAAAGACTCTAATACCTCTGAGATGTTCTTCTCAATATTAGCATAGTCTGTTCCTGATACACGACCATTCTCTGAGTTAATTACTTTATTATAACTACTAAAGTACTCCTCAAATATCTCCATCTGTGCTTGTATCGCAAGTAAGTTGAAGTCTGATGGTGAGATATAACCGTAGTTATTTTTGTTTAGTATAGATAGTACTGTGTTTCTAACCGAATTTATCATTATAATTCTTTTTACAAAGATAAATAAAAAAAGGGAAGCCTAAACCCCCCTTCTCCTCTCTATATATATTATTACTAAAGTAGCTCCATATTGCTCTCAAGCATCTTTAATGACTCAATACCTTCGTCACTGTGAAGGAATTGAATAGCTACCTCGTAAGGGTCTTCTCCGTAAGGAATGACTACCATCTTCTTTTTGTTTGATGGTGTATTAAACCAAATCTCTTTGTTGCTATTTCTAAACGTTAATAGCTTAGCCTCAAAGAATGATCTAACGTGGGACTTATCTCGTAAAGATGAGTCGTCCATAACATTTAAGAATCCACGTGGGTCTCTCTTAGCGTATACCAAGATGTCGCGTCTCAACTCTGCAGTTGTGTATCGAGATGGGTCACGGTTAAATAATACTCGTGTCATCAACTCAATCTCTTCTAATGAAAGCTCACGTGCTTTGATAAGCGCATCTGCTTCAACAGATAACCATTCAACTTCTTGCTCTGCATCTCTCTCATTGTTGACCTCAACAAATGATGATCCATTTAATGGATGATAGTGAAGAAACTGTTGTAAGTTAGGGTTTGTTCTTGGTACGTGCAAAAATCCATCTTCAAAAATGATTGGATCTACAATTGCATTACCGTCTTGTTCGTCCTCGAATGGGGACCTTTGATTGATTGCGTATCGCAATGGTCTGTTTACATTGTTTTCCTCATCAAACCAAAGTAACGGAAATCGTTTGCTACTTCTTGATGGTAATGTAAAAGAAAGTGGTGCAGCATCGTTTCTCAACTTGTACACCTTGTCTGCTAATGCAGGTTTGTTTGCTTGTATTTTCATTAGATATAATTTAAATTAAAATAAAAAGAAGGGTGTGTCTTTGAAGACACACCCATTCTGTTTCTATTATGCTCCGTAACGGAACAATACGAAGTTATTCGCTCCAAGTGTACATACACAACGCTCAGACAAGAAGTTTACCTCCATAGCATCTAAGTCACTTGTTTGTGCACCACCGGCAGAACCTGTAATCCAAGTTTTGTAACGACGGTCTTCAGCGTTAACTGTACGGTAACGAACGTGTAAGAACGGACGTTTCGCGTTTTGACCCATGATTTGATCGTATACAGTTGTTGAACCTGCAGGAACCAATAAACCTGTTACTGTACCTGTAGCGTTAGCTCCTGTAGAAAGACCACCACGCATTGTTGGATCGTTCAAGTATTTCCAATCTGTTTTGTAGAAATCGTAAGAACCACGACGGAATCCTGTGAACCCTAAGTTCAACGCCATGTCTTTATCGTTATCAAACAAACCGTAAGATGTACCACCTGCTCCGTAAGAGTTTTGTGCAGCCAACATATCGTCGATATCCAAGCTGAAATCACGATTCAAGAACAACGCGTTCTCTTCGATAGAACCTTGTTTGTCCAAACGAGAGATGATTGTATCAAACTCAGCGATTGAAGTTGGGTTACCACCACCCCATACGTTTCCGCGGTTGTTTACTACGTAGAATACTCCTTCAGAACCTTTGTCTCCAACTTGAGCATTTGCTGTTTGTGTAGCTGCACCTGAACCTGATTCAGCAGGAACTGCTTCAATCATAGCTGTCTCTAAATAGTCTTCAAAACGTAAACGAGTTTCGTGCTCTGATTTCAAGTACCAAAGGTATCCTGATGCTCCGTTCTCTGTTTCGATCTCAACCCATCCGATTTGTGCCATATCAGAACCTGATACTGAGTACTTGTCTTTGATGATGATTGGAGAGTTTTCGAAGAAGATATCGTCAGCTTCTAATGAACCAACCATTCCGTTTGTTCCTTTACGGAACTCAGAACCGTAGATCCATACAGTGATTACGTCAGCGTTAGCAAATGCTTGACCTGCTGCTTCGTAGTAAGCTACATCGAATGTACCTAAAGTTGTATCAACTGCAGTAACGATTGCTTTGTTAGAAGCACCACCTACGTTAGCAGAGATAGATACAGTTTGTCCCGGACGGATAGCGATTGGCTTACCTGATCCTGATGGGATAAGAACATCATTTACAGTAATTGTAGCTGTATTTGCTGCTACATTTGCATTTGAGTCACAGTTGATGTACTTAGTGTGAAGACGACCTTGTTCTGCCCATTTGATCATGTCAGAGTTAGAAGGCATCTCAGCTCCTACCATACGTAAGAAAGACGCAACTGTGCGGTTTCCGTAACGCTCGAATTCTTTCTCGTATGTATCAGGAAGATACTGATTCAAGAAATCGAAGTTAGTAATGTAATTTGTTGATAACGCAACTTGTTGAGCATTCGGCTGCAACGCATAAGTTGGTATCGAGTTTAATTGTGTTGGCATTTTTTCTAATTTTTAAAGTTAAACATTTTTAATACTGCGAATCTTGAGTCCTCTTCCGGAGTCAGGATTAACAGCCTTTACTTTCATCTCCCCCTTGTTCATGTTTACAGGTGCTTGACGCTCAGACATATTAATGTTTTTTATCTTACGCATCCCGTCATCTGTAGCATCTGATTGGCCTTGCTCATAAAAGAACTTGGCAAACTTCTCAGGGTTCAATGCCATCGCTAATGATCTATGGTATCCTGCTGCGTCCTTCATCATTCCATCCTCATCCAAATACTTCGTAATGAAGCTGTATGGATTTGATTGTAACTTTTTTAGTTCAGCGGCATCTCCCGGTGCAAATGAAATATTTTTCTCTCCGACGTTGAACTCAAAACCTTTGAACTCTCCACCAAAGACTTCATCTGTCTTTTGTTCGAACCACTTACTCTTACGCGCGCTTTCCTCCTCTTGATTCTTAGCTGATTGTATATACTGTTTATAAGACTCATACTCTTCTTTATCAGCTTCCGGAATAGAAGACCTGCTTGACTCAAGCGGCACTCTATATTTTTCCTTCTGTTGATTGAAGAATTTCTTCGCCTCATTTACAGACTTTTTCATTTTGAGCTTAATTTTCTTAACGTCTGATTCATCATCAAAGTCCTCATCGAATGAATACTCATCCATAAGAACATCAATATCGTCAGAGTCAAGACCTTCCTGCGTAGCAGATAGGTAAGCTCTAAGAAGTTGATCAGGGTCCATGGTGTCGTAGTCTTTACTTAACTGTTTAAAGTCATCGAATCCTCTACCTGTCTCCTTCTTATATTTTAAATACGTAGCAATCTCCTCATCCATATCTTCAGACTCAGTTCTCTCTTGAACTAAATCATCAAATGAATTGATTTCTTTGCCGTATCTTTTTCCCAAATATGAAAGAACTTTTTCTTCCGAAAGTTCATCCTCATCAATTACAATTGGCTCGTTGTCGATTACCATGTCGCCTGCGTTAATAACCGGCTCGTTGTTAATCTCTAATTCCCCGTTAAGCATTTGTTCATGTTGCTCATGAAGTTCTCGCTCTCTTTCTTGTACACTCTTTGAATCAGTGAACTCTACTTCTTTTACTTTAATTTCCATTAGATTATATTTAAGTTTACAAATTTATACATTTTTTTTGTATTTTATCTCGGCTCGAACTCCGCCATGTCAAAGCCATCAAGTGAATCCTCGTTTGACTCGAATGTTTGAGGCGGTAAATTGTTCTTACGTTGATGAATTAGCTTAGATTGCTCTTCGCTTTGTTGGCTAATTCTTTTAGCTTTTGAGTCTTCCTTCTCCTTCTCACGCTTGTCAAGTTGACTCTGTGTCATACCCTGTACCTGCATAGTGTAGTTAAACTCCTCAGCCATTAGCATCTTCTTGTACTCAGCTTCCTTCTCCATCTTCTGAATGTCGAATGCAACCTCTGCTTGCTTAATTGCAATCTTAGACTGAGTCTCTGCTTGGATACCTTGCATAGCTGTCTGAGCTGCCATCTGTTGAGACTGAAGTTGTTGTTGAGCTGTGATAGCTTGCTGTTGCATAGCCATCTTCTCTTCTCTCTCCTGCTTTTTAGTTCTCTTAAGTTTAAGCAATTGGTTTGCAAGCTTAAGGTTTCTAATCTCACGGATGTCAATTGCATCCTCAAGGTTGATGTCACCTTTAGAAAGTGCCATCTGAATGTTAGCCTCAAGCTGAGCTTTTTGCTCTTCATCCGGAGAGATATCAATAAAGATACCAAAGTCGTATATGTATAGGTCCTTGATGTCGTTTAGTAACGACACGTTGTACTTACCAATCTTATTAGCAAAGTCGTCTTTGAAGTCTGCGTACTCTAAGATATCAGCAACTCTATATGTAAGAGCCTCAGCTAATGATCTAAATATGTATAGGCTACTGTCTAAGATGTGACGTGTAGCTGTATTCGAGTTAAGCGCAGCAAGCTTCTGTAAGCCAACCAATGAGTCCGGATCAGGCATAGACCCATCACGAGCCTCGTTAAGTCCTGTAACGTCACGTATCATACCCATGTAGTGATTGTAGTTAGCAATCAACATCTGTGTCTTGCTTGCACCTGAGTTAGATGTAAGCTGTTGGATTGGAATACGTGCGTTATTAAACTCACCGTCTTGAGTGTAGCTACGTCCAATAACACTACCCGTTTGGAAGTATAGTCTTAACGCATCCTCAGGGTTGTAAGCTGCACCCGTACCCAAGTCTACCTCATTCAATCCATCTGCATCGATGAACACCCCGTCAGGAACTGTTCTTGCAATAACTTGTTGTAGCTTTAAGTGTGTAATCTGAATCAAGTCAGCGAATGGAATCATTCTACGAACCAATGACTCAACTACTCCCTTGTACATACGTGGTGCACACGCGATGTAGTTTGGTAATGCGTGTTGACTTGATGACTTAGGACGTACCATGTTCTTGGACATCTCCCATCTAAGCATGATGTTGGTACCCATGACCATAACACCATCGTACCAAACGTCAATTGTTTTCTCTACTTTCTCGAATTTCTCTTCTTCCATCATCTCTACAGGCGGGTTGAAGGTATCATCCTTTTGAATCATTCGAGTACCACCATTCTTAAGGATCTTCTTCTTGTAGACAATCTTCTTAGTGGTCTTGTAGTTAAAGTATAGTAGCGTACACGTGTCTCTGTAGAACATACTGTTCTCATAGTACTGAGCTACGTTAAAGTAATTGTACCATGATTGACTGTACTGAGAGATCTCTTGTAACTGATCGTTAGTTATCGTAGGGTCAATCTTTAATATCTCTGTAATTGGAATTGTCTTAATCTCTCCCCAATAGAAACAATCTTTAAAGTATGGGTCCTCGGTGTAGCTGTATACAATATTTGCCGGGTCAACGTAGTCTAATTGAACACCTGCCCCTGCAAGGAACTGATGCTTCATTACACCAATACCAAGCACTGTAATGTCGTAGTCACATCTCTTGCGAAGATCCATGTAATGGTTCTCGTCAAGGATTGTATTGATAGCCTCTTCCTCTGCAATCTCAATTGCAGGCTTATAGTTAAGTTGCATATACAATGATAGCTCCTCATCAGTTTGTGGAAGTTGAGCCGGGTCCATCATGAACGGGTCTACACCTGTCTTCTGTTGAATCTTCTCAAGCACAGGCTTTGCAACCATCTGACCTTCAATTAGATCTTGGTACTTGCTTCTCTTAGCCTGAGACATTGCATCTTGTGCATACGCCTTTACCTTAAACAAACGATCGGACATACCGTTTACAACGATATCTACAAACTTAGGTAGCACAGGTACGGGAGTCCAATCTAAATTAAGATAAGACAAGTCACCGTCAATAGCTAGCTCGTTCTTGTACTTTGCAACTGACTGCTCTCCTCGTGCGTATAGCCTTAGTCTATGGTAGTCTCTCCACTGACCGTAGTATCTACATTGTTGATTTCCGTCTTTGCGGAACCATTCCCACTGTATGGAATTTCCTATTT